GATAAGCTTTGTAAACAATGCCACGCACTAATAGAAGGTTTAAAAGAAGAGGAAGTCGCAGATTTTCTCGAAGAATTAGAAAAAGACCTATATTCAGACGACGACGAGGAAGACGCACAGGAAGTGTCCGAAGACGACTCTTATGGCCCAAGTCTCAGTTCGTCAAGTTACGTTACACGGACATCGACACCCCCAAGTTAACCTTTAATGGAACAACTGATACACAACCATCTCATAGATACAACTTAAATTCAGCATACGACCCTAACGCAACAACTGGCTCAAGCGCAATACCTGGATTTTCTCAATATGCTGCAATGTATCGGTTTTACAAAGTTATGGGAACAAAAATTACTTGTACCTTTTTTGTGGATGATCCAACGTACAACGAACCACTTATGGTAGGAATTCTAATGAGAGATTTCGCATTAGGAGCCTACACTGTAAGAGAATGGGCATCTATGGTTAGATCCAATAATAATTCCATAGTTAAAATGTTAATTCCTGCATACAAATCAACTAAAGTTTCCATGTATCGTTCATGTGGTCAAGTTATGGGAAATCCACTTGAATATAAGAGTTCTCCTATTTATGGTTCTTTATATAATCAAAATCCTTCAAGTCTCCTTTGTGGATATATTTTCGCTAGTACCGCAAAACCTAATGAAGTTTCACCATACCCACCTGCTATTACCGTTTGGTGCAAGACCGAGATAACTTATTATGTCAAATTTTGGCAATACAAATACCCAATGCATGATAGTATTGATTTGGATAGTCGTGAACCTGGAGGAGATCCGCCTACAGCGGATACGATGTAAGCAAGTGCCTATGTGGCCGTCGCTCCGCGACGCCCGTCATTTCCGCCGGGACCACTTGTCAGCCTGCGGCAGACTTAGATTTAAAAAAAATAAACCAGAGAACTTATATTTTAGTCATTTATTTCGTAAGAAGCTACAGGATGGTATTGTTGAGTGGGTGGGTCGATGTTGTAGACAACAAACCTATCAGGGAGTCTAGTCTCGTCAGGGGGATGATTAGCAGTAACAACAACATGAGCCCTAACAAACTTTTTGACACACCTAAATTTTGTAGATAGGTGATAAGAGTGGTTAGAAAATTTCTCCAAGGAGTCGTAGGATTCATAGCCTTGTTGAGCTCTGGTATAATCAAACCAAATAACTTCGTTTTTATCGTAGGCATATAAAATATCTGAAAATTTTCCATTAGCAGGTAAAATATCTTTTTTGGAACAACAATAATTAAAAAATGTTGTTTTGCCAGTCTTCGACTTGGCGGACCATATCCAAATTATACGACGATCCACGGGGGGACCGTCTAGAAGTCCAAGCACTTCTATTTGCCATGGGTAGAGTTCAATTTCTACTTTTATTTCTTCTTTTTTAGTTTCTAACACGGTTTCAGCCCACTTAGGGTACTTTGTCATAACTTGATCGAGTTCAGGGTCTTGATACAACTCGTCGCGCTTTCTTTTCTTGTTAATAATTTCGCGCGCCATGGCTAAATCTAATCGTTTTCCTGGTGTAATTTCCCAGGTGCCGAATTCTATGGGTTCAGCCCATCTTGATTCTTGTTTTCGGCAATAGTTTCGGGCTTGTTCTCTAGTGCCCTGTCGCATCTCTAAATGCATAGAATCATCATTAAATAACTCTTTAATCTTCTTGAGACGCATGGTACGTGTAAACTCAACATAACCTTGAATGTGAAGTTTTTGAGTTTTTGGACATTTTTCAACTTGATAAATACAATATCGAAAATTTTTGTCCGTGTCGGGTACGACGAACGATTCCAGATCAAATGTTGTGAAACACCAATTTCTGAGATTTAGGTCGGACATGTTGTGTCGGTGTCGGAGGTGCCGGGTAATACTTTATATCCGGCACCTTTGATACAAAAAATTTTTTTTGAACATCACTTTTTTAAAAAATTCATGAACATCACTTTTTTTTTAGAATAAAATATGAACATCACTTATATTTTCGAACATCACTTATTTTTTTACTGATGGATAAGCTTTGTAAACAATGCCACGCACTAATAGAAGGTTTAAAAGAAGAGGAAGTCGCAGATTTTCTCGAAGAATTAGAAAAAGACCTATATTCAGACGACGACGAGGAAGACGCACAGG